ATTAAAAAGAAATTAGGGAAGGTGGAATAAATGACATATATAATTGGACAATTAACACAAGCAGAGCGGGAAAGAGAAGCTCTGCGGCTTGCTATGAGGACAGCTAAGACAGCTAAAGATAAGGCTCAGGCTAAAAGGGAATTCCGGAAGGCAAGGAATACAGTATTATATTTAAAGAAGGAGATGAAAGATAAATAAGCAATTAACTAAGTTCATTTCAGACGAAATGAGTTTTGTTAATCCTGCTGGCTCGGGAAAGAGTAAGCTAATCTTTTCCAGCGATGTCAGTAGAGCGAGGCAGTTGACGGAGGTTGACACAGAGCAACCAGTTAACAAATGCTGAATCTACGGAGACATTAGGTATGAAGGCAAGTTGAAGGACCTGAAATTTAAAAGCCAGTAGAAGATTACGGAGAATTAAAATGGAGACAGAAAAAATAACAATGAAGGAAAGCGAAATAGAAGCTCTAGTCCAGGAACAGGCTGAGAAGAAAGTTGCTGCTATGCTAGAAGGTGGAGACGTTGAACAGAAAATAAATGATCTGCTTGAAAAACAGTCAAATTCTTATGTCAAAGATCAGTTGAAAGAGAAGATGGCAGATGCCTTGAAAGAGGTGAATGTTTCTAATAAGGAACTTGAATTAGCCGAAGAGCAAGGCAAGAGATTCAAAACCTTTGGCGAGTATCTACTTGCAATACGGAATTACAGGCTGAAAAAGGAAGTGGATGAACGACTGTTCAATATGTACATTGACAAAGATGATAATTTCCAGAAAACTGCTGGTCACATGGTTGAGGGCGAAGATAGCCAGGGCGGATTTTTAGTACCCGGAGTTTACAGGCCAGACCTGAAGCTGATCGCACTGGAGAATTCAGTCATACGGCCAAACGGTCCTATGGTTTTCCCCCCGATCAAAACCGATTCGATAAGCGTTCCTTATATTGACGATACGTCACATGCGAGCAATGTCTACGGTGGAGTCTGGCTGAACTGGACAAAAGAGAAAGCAACAAAAACCGCTACAAAGCCTACGTTCGGACAGTTAGGACTTACGCCGCATAAACTCGCAGGTATAACATATACCTCAAATGAACTCTTAGCTGACAGCGCCATAGCACTTGAGCCGTTAATCAAGCGACTGTTCGGGAAGTCATCCGGATATGCTGAAGACGATGTTTTCATAAATGGATCTGGAGCTGGACAACCACTAGGAATCCTTAATTGCAACTGCTTGAAAATAGTACCGAGAAAAACAGTAAGCCATGTTTATTTTCAGGACCTAACAGAAATGTATGCATCAATGCTTCCCAGCTCACATTCAAACGCAATCTGGCTTGTTAACAATAGCGTACTTCCTGATCTCATACAAATGGGAGCAGGCAGTGCAGCTCCGGCAAGCGGAATGAATCCAATCTGGATAAACCGCAATATGGGTGCTGCCAATCCTATTCCTGGTACAATTTTCGGACGGCCTTTCTTCATAACAGAGAAGATGATGGGACTTGGCACAGCTGGTGATATTGGTTATTTTGACCTGAGCTACTATCTCATCTGGGATAGACAGCCGATCACCATTGATGTGTCAACACATGTTGGGTTTACCGCAGATGAGACTTGCTGGAGATTTGTTATAAGAGTTGCCGGTCAATGCTGGCCACAGAGCGCAATTACCCTACGGCACGGCGCAGCTCCCGTGACCTCAATCTCGCCCTTTGTAGTCCTTAAAGCAGCCACAAGCTAAGGAGTTGAAATGAAAGTAGATCTAATAACAGGCGGATATCAGAGTTTTGGAGAGTATGTGACGTCAGTCCGCAAAGCCAGCTTGGGAGAGCATAAGGATGGTCGGTTAGGTGAGATTCAAGACCTATGGAACAGAAAGCGAAAAATTATATTTCAGATGCTAGATAAGACCGCAGGCCATATGGAAGAGAGCATTGATTCTCAAGGTGGTTATTTAGTCCCAAAAAAATGGGCAGCTGGTATTTATCATGCAGCGCTTGAAGATGCGATTGTTAGGCCACGAGCTACAGTTTTCCCAATAACAACAGATTCGCTGACAGTACGAAGGCTAGTTGATTCTGACAGAAGCTCAAATCTATTCGGTGGAATTACATTTAAATGGACAGGGGAACGTGGAGATAAGTTTAGCGCTATATCTAAACCGGCAATCGGTACAGTTGAGTTGAATGTTCATAAGTTGGTAGGCAGTTGCTTTGTGAGTAATGAACTTGAAGATGACACTGAAGAATTCGGAAAATTCATGGAAACATCGTTCGGGCAGGCTATCAGGTTCATAGAGGATGACGCATTTATCAACGGCACGGGTGCTGGAATGCCCCTAGGTATCGGACAGGCCGGATGTAGAACACAAGTTACGCGGAATGCGGTCGGGCTTATCAACTGGACTGATATTGCTAATATGGCTAAACACCTGCTCCCGCGAAGTTGGGAAAGTGCTGTCTGGCTGCTGAATCCCGATGTGATAGATGAGTTATTCGAAGCAACAGCACCGGCAGCAAATCAAGCAACAGCTGCTGACCTTAGTAATCGGCGACTCTGGGGGATACCGTTCATTCCTACAGAGAAATGTCAGGCAATGGGAACGGAAGGTGACATAATTCTCGCCGATTTCGGACATGGGCATTATCTCATAGCCGACAGAGAGATGAGGATAGCAGCGTCTCGGGATGTCAAATATGAAGACGTCTCCCTTGAGACAAGTGAAACATATGGCTTTGAAACTGACGAGACGTTTTGGAAGGTTGTTCTCAGGACAGACGGTCAACCGCTTCTAAGTGCCGACATTGCACCGAAGCGGGGAGCTAATGACCTGGGAATGTTTATTGTATTAAAAACAACAAGCTAATAGGAGGTAAAAAACTATGAACGTACATAAAGATAGCGAGCATGAAGACCTAGATGTGGCAATGAATATTAATACTGCCTTGGACGATGGAGCAAATACTCCCACGTATTTTAGTATGGCAAATTTTGATCTAGCTGTATTTGAAATATTCACAGGTACCCTAACTGGTGCTGCATCTTTGACCTGCGTCATTTGGGAGACAGACGGCACGACCCCACAAGCAACAACCATAACCACTACAATTGATACAGATGATGCTATTACCAGGATTCAGATTCGTGGTGAAGAGCTGGATGTGAATGATGGTTTTCATTCAGTGGGAATATTGGTGACGGAAACTGAAAATGCAAATGCTGTGGTAGGTGTTCTTATTCGAAGAAAAAGACCACGCTACGCACATGCTGACTTATCTGCTTAATGTGAGATAGGTAACAAAGGGAACGGAGGCGGGCTTAGGTTCGCCTCCCTACCCGTTCGTTCGGGGTTTATATGAATGAAGAAATGATTGAATTTACAAAAGACTGGACTAGCTGCTGGAAAAAAGGCGATAGGTTCAGAAGGGCTTCCAGGCCGCAGTTTGCAGCAACGGTCATTGAGGCTGGCTATGCAAAGGCTTTAAGCAGGCCGCCTAAGAATAAAATGATAGAAAGGCCGGAGGTAAAAAAATGAAGTATCTAAAAGTAGTTGCTATAGTGAGTATTTTGTTTTTTGGCATATTTTTAAATGCTCAAAATACAGTCTGTAAGGACTTTCTTAGCACGGCGGTTAACGTGAATGCCGGTGCGACAGTAACCACTACCTCTACCTCGGTCTGGGTAGCCAGGCCGGGATATAGCGGTGTGGTCGCCTTGATATGCACATTCACAAGGGAGGCGGGGACGACCAGCACCCTGGATTATTATTTTAAAGCTTCACACGACGGAGGCACGACTTGGGAAAATTATGATGATATTACCATTAAGATCCCCACGAATCAGGCTGTATATACAGGGGATATTGTAAGAGAGGTGAAGCTTATCTATATTTATGGACTGACTACCCTGAAGTTGCGACAGATTATCAATAATGATGGAGTAAATAACGTGACTGCCTGCAATGTGACATTATCCCACGGTGTGAATTGAGAGGGAGGATAAAATGAAATGGTATGAAAAATTCCTTATATCTTTTATGGTTTCCTGTGTGGTATTTCTTCTCATTGCACAATCTCCGTCGATAAAGCCAATTTATACGAAGTTGAATGATATATTTGATGTTAATGTTCCTTCACCTACAGATACATATGTTCTCACTTGGGATGATACTACAGCAAAGTGGATATCTGCTGCTGCTGCTACAACTGGTGCGCCGGTAGGAGCATCGTATTTAACACTTGGGCTTCATGCAACGCTCACAGCGGAGCGGGTACTGACAGCCGGCACGGGCATAGGATTTACAGATATCGGAGCGAACGGAACGCTTACAATTGCCTCAAATGATGGAGCAATCGATCATAATAATCTCTCGAATTATGTTGCTGGTCAGCACATTGACATGGCAGATGTTTATCATATTTCAGCTACTGGAGGCGATTATGCGACTATCCAGGCAGCCTTAACAGCACAGACTACAGGCGGTGAGCTTTTCTTAGTGGGGCCAGGGACATATACAGATGATACGATCAATTTCACGGCAAACGATCAATGTGTTAGGGGGCTTGGCTTGACGCCCCAGAATCATGTAACTACAGCAAACGCAAGGATTGTTAATTTTGGTGCATATACAGGTTGCAGAATTGAGAATATGAAAATGACAGTTACGGCTGCAACTACAGCCATTGATACGATAACTGGAACAGGATCACTATTTTTGCGGTGGTGTCACGTGGGGATGACAGCAGATGCAGCAACAGGAGTTCAGACAGCAGATCAACCAAGTTGTATTGATACGACTGGTGCGGTTACAATGACAAAGGGAACTATTGAATATACTAATAACCGCACAGATGGAGGTGGAGCAACAGCAATCAA